GATAAATCATTCCGATAGAAATAAATAACAAAGGAGTTAATCATGAAGCCAGCCATCTATTTAGTGACATGCATCATAATGCTGTTTGGTTTGATGGGTTGCGTTACTTTCAATCAAGCACTTTATGACTTCGAACTTCAGGAAGTTGAAAGACCAGCACAGGCTAAAGAAAGGTACGGAGAACAAAAAATCGTTACTACGCAAGAAGCAGGAGTAAATAAGTATGTATTTGAAGATGAAATGGTAAGAGTACTGTGGTTGCCTACAACAGACGCAATCCATTTCAGCTTAACAAATAAGACTAATCACTCCATCAAAATCATATGGGACGAAGCGGCTTATGTGGATGTTGATGGAAGTAGCCATAGAGTTATGCATTCAGGAGTTAAGTACATTGACAGAACCAACCCACAACCTCCAACCATTGTTGTCAGAAACGGCTCAATAGAAGATCTTGTTTTCCCTACTGACAATGTTTACTATTCAAGTGGTCAGTATGGTGGATGGAGAGAAATACCGTTATTCCCTAGTACAGCTTACTCCGTAGAAGATTTGAATACAAAGGTCGAACCCTACAGAAATAGAACTTTCCAAGTACTATTACCTTTACAGATTGAAGATGTAGTTAACGAATATATCTTCGTATTTAACATTAAGAACATCCAGATTAAATAGTTCTAAATGACAAGCTGAACACAACTTAATGACTTATACAGGTATTGAGATACTTTGAAAGTTGAGGATATAGTAATTAGCATCTATAGAATGATCGTTTGAGTCCTGCACTTCCAATGAAACGGTGGGAACGGTGTATGTGCTCCCGAGACACCTACCGGGTTCATCTCTGAGTCGTATTCGATCTGATCGTCTTTGACCCAGGGTGCAAGTGCTTTGATGTATTCCCGGGCATCATCGAGGCTATTAGACTTGGTATCCAGAGCCATGAGGTTGTCCATCACTTCCAGTGCATCGTTCAGGGGGTATATCTTATCCTGGGCTGCCAATGCCCGGCAGATATCACTGGTGCGATCATCCAGGATCACTACGAGTTTGTAGTATTTGGCTTTGGCTTTCTTGTAGCCTTGCAACCTTCCAAACTCCCGTATTCTGAGAGCGGTATGCTCTGCCAGTCCTTGCCAGTAGTGGGATGACTTGTTTGCGAGATCATTGAACTGGTCTTTGAGAGTATCAGCCAGCATCTCTTTGGTATATCCCTGCTCTATGGCTTTGGAGAGGGTGTCGGCGAAGTTCTGCCTCACATCGGCTTCAAAGTGGTTCCCGATCCAGAACAACTGCTGCTTCTGAATGGTTGAGGAGAGATGCTGATCTTCTATGCCCCAGAGCCCGATACTAGTCTTAGTCGGAGCTTGCACTTGGGTGTCCCTGAGTCCGAGACGCACACAGCGGTCTATTATCGCTTTGGTGGGCTCATTGACCAGGGCTGCGAAGTCATCTCCCAACTGAGTATTGATTATGCCCATAAGTTTATCAATGGAGTCCTTGTTGATCTTCTCGGCTCGGGGCATTTCACTCAGCATCTGGATGGCAAGCTTGGCTGCATCCTTGATCTCGGTTTTCCATGCATTATTCAGTACCCGGTAGTACTCCAACATCAGATTATCATAGTAGTTCATTAGAAGGAGAACCTCCGGACTTTCACTCTATTCCTGCCGATATCGTATTCCGAGAAACGTTCCAGACAGCCAGCAAGGGCATCACAGCCATCGATATAGCCATCAGGATAGGTGAGAAACTGGCTGATCAGAGTGGGCGTGTCTTGACCCTCCGGAAATAGCACTTTGGCAGTCTCGATGATAGTCTCGGTTCTCTCTATCCTCAGGTTCTTGTTATCCTTGTTATCGATGCGCTTGATTCTATGCGATATCTGAGGCAGGTGGTTGTCTTGTGCCCACCTGTCGAAGTCGGCAAGAATGCGAGCCTGGCCGTAAGTGGTTTCACAGGCTGCTCTGGCTTTCGCTCGGTAAGTACGATCCAACTCCTGATAGGCATCGTAGTAGTATCTGAAGAACTTGGTATTCTCAGTCTGACGTATCCAGACGTGGATCACATAGAAACGATTACCATCATAGCCTATGGAGACGATGGCTTTGAAGCAGCCCTTCTCTCCCCAGGCAGGATCAGCATAGAGCCAGACCCGCTTCATCTGTGATGGATCAGGCAGAGATCTATACTTGGTGAACCAGTGGTTCTTGAAGATGTTACCTTCGATTACCGGCTGACCTAACATCTCCCTTTGATAGCCTGTCATCCCGAACTTTGCTCGTAGGTTTGGTAGAGTGGCAGTGGGGTATTGTGCCTCCCAAGTGGACTTGCCATGCATATCTTCGAGTGAGAAGCGTAAAATCGCTTTTTGGTGCGTTTTCAGGACTGATTGGTATCCCAAGTCCAAATCGGGATTATCGGCTCGCATTTCGCTTAATATGAGCTCCTGAAATTGGCAGATGGCATAATTGGGATGCACCAGGTTACCGAGCCAGATGATGCGACCGCCACCCTCAGGTGCCAGTGCTCCGGCAAGCTCTTGGGAGATCTTCTCCATGCGTCTCTTGCCGATGGATTGGTTACCCATGTTCTCTTCTTTGTCGATATCATCACAAACGATCAGTCCGGGACGCTTGGCAGTCTTGGGATTGATAGTACCTCTATGACTCTGCTTGATACTTCTGGCTCTGATTCTCGCTTTATTCTTGAGATAGAAGTCCAGATCGAAGGCATCCACAGGCTGCAGCTCAGGATAGTCAATAGTGAGCCGCTTATTGTTCTGCAGTTCATGTAAGGTGAATGCTGTCCTCTCCTGTGCCAGATCTACGTCTGCTGCAGTATGGATTACGTAGCGTTCACCTTTGATGATCCTCCAGATAGGATAGACCACTCCCATGAGTACCGTTTTGCCCAGCCCACGAAAACCGGTGATGGCGATGATACCTGAGCCCTTATCAGTTTCATCGAACATGGTTTCATGTGCTGGGCAAAAAGGTAGTGGGAAGATATGCGGGAAATAGGTATGGCAGAAGAACGAGAAGGCATCCCATCCCTCTGCTGTAGTGCGTCTTATCCGCTCTGTCTTGGCTTCAGGATTATCGTCTATAAAAGGCAAGACGGAGATCGTTTTGGATGCGATCTCCGTCAGAGCCTTGTTATGCCGCTGAATGAACTTCTTAGGCATAACCGGGTAACCCCCCGACGCCCAGGGGGACGGGCGTCGGGGACCCGGAGGTCGGAGGACTGACCATGTCGGGCTGTTGGCTTGGAGGCTGTGGGTTTTCCGGAAGGTTCAGCGGAGCCGGAGGCAACGGCTCCGCTGTTCTGTAGGCTTGGAGGGTAGGCTGATGTGTAGGTTTGGAGGCAACCATGTCCGTGACTGTAATATTATCCATTTCTTACTCTTAAGTACTCAGCAAGGTCAAGGACTATACCCTGGAACTGCTTCAGCATTGTCTCATGTCCTTTCTCAATCATGAAGTCGGTCACCTGATCCAGGAAGCGTACGATATAGTCGTTCAGTTCCTTGGCAGGCTCACTATCTTTCTGGTTCTGCTTGATCAGGCTTACAAGGCTCTGCAGAGCGGTGTCCGCAGGGTTCTTGGCATACTCACGAAGTGCCTGGATGAGAGCCTTCTTGCGAGCCAAGTTGATCTCATGGTCGAGCTTACGCTCTTCCTTGAACATCTCGTCCCACTTGCCGGACTTGATCCACTTGCGGACGGTGATATCGGATACTCCGAAGATCACCGCCAGCTCAGTGGGATCTGTCTTGCCGTTAAGATAGGCTTCTTTGCAGTTGTCCCGCTTGATGCGGAACTCCAGTGCGTTACTCATATTCAGGTCTTACCTTGTGGCTTACCAGATACTTGTTGATGTCTTTGCCATGAACCCGTAAGGGGCCCTTGTCATTGATGCGATAAGCGGGAAGAGGATCAGCGATGTCTCTGATCATACGATAGACGGTGGAGCGGGCGACGTTCAGCACGTCGGCGATCTCATCCGGTCTATAGTAGCGGTCTTTGAAACTCTTCACGTTCACCTCGATCCTTGGGTCATTTCTGCGGTCATCATCTGTAGCTCCCATTATTCCGTCAAAATCTGCTGGTATAGGATGCGACAGAATTACAGAGCACTGAAGTTCAGCACGATCTTGTTGTAGTTACCGGCCTCGTCTCTCACTGCAAACGAGATGTACTGTTTGGTGGAAGTGACCAGGATGGCTTTATCGATCAGTTCCATCGCTTCTTTCCAGACCGGGTCCTTGATCTTGAAGCGACGCAGGGCGAAGATGCGGTAACGAGCCAACTGACCATGCTTGTCCAACTGGAAGGCATCGTTGACGATAGCCTTGAGATTGTCATTGGAGTCGGCTGACCAGGCTTTGATGCACTCATCGATCTTCTGCTTGGCGAGTTGCAGTTCAATGCCGAACTGAATCTTCTCCCGGAAGCGCATCTCGACCCGATACTTCTCATCGAAGCTGATGAGCAGGGCATTGCCCTTCCATTCAAGGTTATTCCTGCGAGCCGCGTCATTCAGATACTTCTCGATGGTCTGGATTAGCTTCTGTTTGTCGGAGATAATACGTTCTTGCAGTTTGATGGCGCAGTCCATCGCTTTCTTGACTGCGGCATCCTTTTCCACTATTTCGGTGTGCAGCACCTTGACTGGGAATTCCCTACCTTGAGCATCGGTTAAGGTGCGTTCTTTGACGGGTGTGCTCGCTTTACTCATTTGAATCCTCCTTAGGATCGCTTGGTTTATTTGGTGATTGATTGATCTCTTGTTTCTTGATGTAGGACTGAAACATGGCGATAACCGCCCTGCGCTCCTTCTTGGTAAGCAGGTTCCAGTGGCTTTTGGAATAGTGACTGATCGTGAATGCCCGCAGCTGGGATTCAGTCCAGCCGGCTGTCTTCATCAGGGCGTGCATGTACTTGCCCTGCTTATCGTAGTTGTATTCGAGAGGGCGACCATGCCTGCGATACTTGAGCATGATGGCCTTGAACTCGAGCAGCTTATCTTCGGATAGAGCTGATAGCGAATCGCCATAGCCCATACTGTTCATGATGAACTTGAATGCGTCCAACGGCCAGTGAAACTTCTTGACCCGGATGGCGTGGATTTGTTGACGTAGTTTTCGTTCTCTCAGTTCCTGATCCATAGAATGCCCTCTCTTCCTAGTTAGAGTAGTTTTGCTTGGAGTATCTTTGTCTGAAGTCTTCGGCCATCAGCCTACACATCTCATTTGCCTGCCGACGTAAGGATTTGATTTTCTCCCACTCAGTCTTCTTGGCGGCTCTATAAGATCTATGTGCCTGCCTGGATTTACTCTCCGCTTCTTTCTTCTCCTGCCTGAGTCTTCTACGTTCTGCGGCTTCGGCCCTGAGTTGCTCTTTAGTCTTGGCATTGGGATCAGGCGGTTTACACGTCAGTTCGTGGAGAATGCCTTTCTTGATGTGCTTGCCGATTTCCTTGAGCCTGGCTCTGGATTTGACGTAGTAGACTTTATCAAAGCCGATGGCATCTATTGAAGCCAGGGCTTCCAGATAGACATAGACCCACTGGCGGCTGCGAGGGAAGTCGGCAGTTATTTTCCGGATTGAGGTGTAGCTGCCATTCTCAATCAGGTTCAGTAGTTGATTAGCGGCATTGGGATGGAAGTTCCATGTTCCCTTCTGCCCATAGCAGAGGATCGGATTGTAGCGATTGGCATTTACAAAGATGCCTGTTTCGACCTCCTTGATCAAGCCTGTCTGAGTGAGATCCTGTAGAATCGGTTTGATCTCTGCGGTCTCTATTGTAGTGTATCCGGCTATCGTTTCCGCCGCGAAAGGCTTGCGATATTGCTTTACGAAGTTCTTGACCAGTTCGGTGGGTGTCACTTTACCTCCTTGAGATCTATCACGTTACTGGGCTTATCTTCAGGGAGCATCTGCCCGGTTTCGAGGGAGTACATCATCTTGACCGCTTTACGCAGGTTGCCCTTGCTGGTCTGATAGAGGTCCTCCACAATGTTCTCGGTTACCGGTATCTCCATAACCTCTTGGGCTATAGATCTGATATCCTTCTTGTTTACAGGCTGGAATTCCACGAAGGCATTGCAGCGGTCGAAGTAGTGCTCATTGAGCCTGGAGAGGCGATCCCGGGCAGTCTGCATGCCCACCAGGATGATGATGACCAGCGTCTCGTCCACGATGTCCCGGATAGCTCCGAGCAGTTTAGGCTGATCGAAGGCATAGTCGATCTCATCGATGATGATCACCGTCTTGGGATGCTCATCCAGGATATCCATGCAGTGTTTGTAGAGGTTCTGGGAGGTGCCGATGGGGATCGGATCGTTCATGTTCAAGTGATCGTACAAGGTGGCTACCAACATGTTGGCGAAGGTCTTGGCGGTGGTATGGGACTCCAGCCGCAGATAGATGTAGCCACGCTGATAAGCGGTGCGTTGGGCGAAGGCGGTCTTGCCATAGCCAGGCCTGCCGTAGAGTAAGCCTAGACCCACCATCTCTGTTTTAGGTCGGTTAACCAGATAGTTAATGCAGTTGTCAGCTTCAACCACATTGCGAATTCTGACGAGTTGATTCTGTTTCACTTTTCCTCCTATTGTATGCCGATGAACTTCAGCATTTCTTTGCGTGTTTTAGGCCTGATTTCCCCATTCTCATCATCATCCTGACCGGCAGGCTTCTTGATTACTTCGAGTAGGTTGGGGAGCTTTTGCATGGCTTGTTTCTCCAGGGCTTCCATGATCTGATCCGGCCCCGGTTTGGGAGCTTCGATGGCAGGCGGCTGGATAAAGGTTGGGTTGTCCTCCTGGGGAGGCAGCACCAGCTTCTTCACGTAGGCATCGACCACTTCTTGAGTCTTCTTGACCGTGAGCCTGGTGCGATTGGCGATCATTCTCTGGTGCCGTTTGATGGCCTTGTATTCTTTCTTGACCTCAGCCACTGAGATCGCGTTCTCCATATCCAGGTGGATGAAGGGATCGACCGCTTTGCGGACCTCGGCCTGGCAGATGTAGTTGTCCTGCAGGTCATAGACCAGTATCCATCTCGCATCGCAGAGATCGTATCTGATCAGGACTTCCTTGCCCATGTGCTCGATCAGCTCGGTGCTCCAGTATTGCAGCTTATTCAGGACGATGCCATTGTTGCGGAGTGTCTTGCGGACGGTGGACATCATCAGGTAGTTCAAGCGCTTAGGTTCGATCATCTGGGCTTCGGGCACTTCCGCAGCTTTAAACACTGACCAGGGAGTCTTACCGCCCAGTCCGCTGTGAGGAGCCTCGCCATACATGTATCTGATGAAGAAGCCGATCATCTGCATGGCCTCTTCCATTGTAGGTGGCTTCGACTCGTACATCTTGCGAGCCCAGGTTTCGTTACGCATCAGCGTAGATGGCTTATCTGCCACTGAAGCACCCCGGAAGCTGCTGATGAAGCGTTCAAAGCGTTCCTGGAAGGTCTTGAAGAAGCGTTCGATGATCTTAGCCTTGGCATTGTAGCTCTCGGCGAAGACTACACCGATGCCCAGCCTGGGGAAGATACCTGATAACTCGTTGGCGAGATCGTGATCTGTCCAGCGTTCATTGAACAGCTTAGATCTAAAGGCCTTGCCATTGTCGAGATAGACGAACTTGGGCACTCCACCCCAGTTGAGGAAGCCATTGCGGAAGGCCAGTTGAATGTGCTGGCTATCTTCGCTATAGGCCAGGGATGCGCCTACCGGGTATCTGGAGGCCCAGTCGATGACCATGATCATGGTCATGCGTTGGGCTTTCCCGGTCTTGGGATTGATAATATCGAAGGCGAGGTCATGTCCATCCGCTACCCAGACTTGGCCTACCTGGAGCAGGTCATTATCCCGTTTGATCGTTTTCACGATCTCTTCCGCCACTGCCTTGCTGCCCTTCCGGGCTTGGGTCCAGATCGCCATGTTATTGGCTCGGTATTCCCTGCACCAGCGTCTCAGGGTCGGTTCGGAACTGGGGGACTCCAGAGAGCCCAACCTGGCATAGCTTTTAAGAGTGGCTATAGCCGAGCCGATCTTGATCTTCTGCGGCGATAAGAGCAGATTCAGGAGGTACTGCTGTTCCAGGTAGCTTACCTTGCGGCCTCGAGTCTGGTTCTTGCTCTTGTGGATCAAAGCAAACATGTCCCGGCTGTTTTCCAGATAGGCATCAACCCACTTGCGCAGTGAGCGCTCGGTGCGTTTACCTCTGATCTCGTATAGCTCCGGCAGCAGTCGGCCATTGTTGTAGTCTGCGGTGATCTGCTGCCAAGCCTCTAACTTGGCTTCAGAATCGTTTACGGTCATAATGGCGGTTTCACAGAAGCGGGACATCAGCTGCGCTTCTGTCTTGCAGCTTAGTAGCTCCTTACTTTCCGGTTCGAGATTGAGCTCTTCAGCCTCATCCTCGTCATCCTCAAGCTCGACCTCCTCTTCCTTATATATAGGCAGATCGGAATCAGTGTTCTGAGGGACTGGTTCAAGCTGCCGATCCAGTTCAAACTCGCTGATTACGGGTTCGATCTTCAAATCATCAGAATCTATCTCCGTATGGAGAGGTTTCTGATAATCTTCAGATACAGCCTTGAATACCGGCTTCACTCCGGCTCGTAGAGCCGCACCTACGAAAGCGACGTTCTCGTCCGCATGCTCGTAGTCGAAGCGTTCAAAGACGTCAGTCTCCTGCATGATTATCCTCCTTTACCTTGGTATAGCCGATCACGAAGATGCTGATCCGCTGGGCTTCCAGGATCGTCATCTCCTCTTTACACATCAGGATCGGTTTCATCCTATGCTTGCGGCAATAGGCCTTATCCAAATCCGCCAGTTCCTGACCGGACATAATGAATGATTTAGTGGTGTGAGTTTTGCCACTCGGCACCGTTCTTTTCAATGATACGTAGGCCCCATCTTCCACCATTCTCCGGATCGTCTTCACCGACTTACCGGTCAGCGTTGCTACCCTGGCCAGGGGCAGCCATAACAGCTCGATGTCTTTTTCCATTAGATAACCTTCCAAATCTAATCTGGCATTGGGCAGGCGATCTGGACTTGGACAGAAATCCGAATTTGGACTTGGACATTCCCTAAGTCTTGGACTTGGACATTTTCCAGGATTCGGATTTGGACTTGGACATTTCCCAGGTTTTGGACTTGGACTTGGACATGGACTTGGACATTTTACGGAGCACTTGGACAAAATCTCGCACAAAGAAGAAGCCGTATGCTTCGAAGCTATACGGAGCGGGACTTTACAGCCCGCGTGTCCAAGTCCGGACTCGATAATTTGGACTTGGACATTCTTCATTTGGCAGGATTCACATCCTCCGCCTGGTCTCTTTTTCATGGTCATTTTCACCTCTCTGGTTAGTTATTACGGGTGCTAACTTCCATACGTGCAATATCTTGGGAAGTCCTTTCTGCGTTTTCCAGCGCCTTTCACAAACATTCATTTCTCGCCGGCGTAAACGCCATTGAGAAACGCACTCGAAAAAAAAGTCATTGACACATCTATACGGCTTTTTAGCATTGTCTCAGGACAATCATAGATACCGTATGGAGGATGTCAATGAAAAAGTTGCCTAATGGAGGAACACCGGCCGCTCGAGAGATCGGGGAGAGACTAGGAAAACTCTTGAAAATAATGCGCTTAAAGAACTACCAATTTTCTGAAAAATTTGGTATCTCGAACGCATCTTTAGCCCGCTATAAATCGGGTGATCGACTCCCCGAACCCCAACTTTTACTCGACTTATGTAAGGCCAGAGTGAACATAAATTGGTTGTTGACCGGAGAGGGGACTACGCAAATAACTCAAGATTTCGATGGCTGGATGAAGGAAAAATTGGAACAGCGGATGAAGGTCGTCGACAGCAAGACTGGGCTAATCCAGTCCCCCACAATAGATTATACTCGCACAATTACGCTGCCGATTGTTGGCGAAATTTCCGCGGGGCCGAGAGAGGACGTCATAGACTGCCGGAGTTTGGGCGAGACCGTAGAGGTGCCCAGAACGCTCGCACCCGGAAACGATAATAACTACATAGCTTTCAGGGTTAACGGACATAGCATGGAGCCCAATATCCTGCATGAGGACATTGTGATCATCAAACAGAGCATCGACTGGGATAATGCCAATGGAAAGGTATGTGCGGTTCGTGCCAGTGACGGAGTCACGCTAAAGAAAGTAGTGCTCGATCCAGCTAATAGTCGTATTATTTTACAGCCATTTAATATGGACTATAACGTCCAGATTATAGACCCGGATCAGGGTTTGGAATTAATCCTCATCGGGAATTTGTCACTTCAGATGCGGCTTTTCAAAATCGATTGATATCTGGCAAACCCTCGTTTGTCCAAGTCCAGTCCAAAAAAAGCGCTATTTGAAGTTTTCGGTGACACAAAGACGTCCAAATACGTCCAAAACGGGCGATGTCCAAGTCCGAAACAAGTCCATCATATCTCCCCACCACATAAGGACTTATCCCCATTTGTCCAAGTGAAAGAAGCTTGAAGCTTTGGGTGACACATTACATTTGGCGTGGTTCCGGCTCCGCTTACTCTCCTAATAGGCCAGCATCAGCAGGGCTTCGATATCCGCCGCGCCAAACTGGTGGATTTTGCCGATGGTGCCGGATTGCAGGATGATGTCGCGCAGCGTGGCAAGGTCTTGTTCCTTGATGCCCAGGTCGCGCAGCGAAGTGGATGAACCCCAGGATTCGATCTTTTCGCGAAAGCGGCGCAAGGCGTAGGGAACGCTGTCCTCTCCCCAGACATTCCTGGCCCAGCCTGTGAAGCGATCCGGATACTTTTCGCTTACATACTCGATCCAGGCTGGGAAGATCACTCCCAGTCCCTCTCCGTGGGCAATGCTGGGATAGAGCGCGGAAAAGGCGTGCTCGATGGTGTGGCAGCCCCAGTCACCGCCTTTGAGGCCAGCTCCGCTGATCCCGTTGAGGGCCAAAGTGGCGCTCCAGGCAAGGTTGCCTCGGGCGGTAAGGTCAGAAGCGTTGCCTTTCAGGCGGTCAGTCATCTCCGTGATGGTGTGAAGCAGGCCGCTATTGATGGCCAGGGTGGCGATCGCGTTGTCGTCCATGAAATAGTATTCCAGGATGTGCGCGGTGGCATCCAGGGCTCCGTTGACCGTCTGTTTGAAAGGCAGGCTGCTTTGCACGGAGGGGTCGATGATGGTTGCCCTGGGATAGAGCAGCGTGGAGCCTATGCTCCACTTCTTCATCTCTTCGCTGTTTGTGATGACCGCGTTGCCGTTCATCTCACTGCCGGTGGCGGAGATGGTGAGCACGGTGAAAACGGGCAGCGCCTGCTGAATCCGCTCAGTGCCCGTGAAAGCGTTCCAGACATCCTGCAGATGGAAGCCCGCCGCCACCGCTTTGGCGCTGTCGATCACAGAACCGCCACCCACCGCGAGAACCGCGTCCACCCCTTCCCGGCGGGCAACCTGGATCATCTCACGCACTTTTGCCAGGGTGGGATTGGACTGCACGCCCCAGGCCTCGATCCAGTCAATATGGCTGCTTTTCAGGCTTTCCACCACCTGGTTGTACACGCTGTTTGCGCGGATGGAACCCCCGCCAGCCACCAGCAGGCATTTCTTCACTCCGGCGGCGCTCATTTCGGGGCCAATGTTTTTTATCATCCCGGTTCCAAAATGGATCCGCGTAGGATTATAAAAACGAAAAGTATCCATTTCTGCTCCTTGTCTTTTTCAGATATCGAATGAAAGCATATTATACAAATTAACCCAAAGCACCGGCAAAGCAAGCAGGAAAGGCAGCTCCGGCTGAGTTTTACCGCTACTCTGCGGTTCCCGCGCAACAAGGGCAGGAAACGCGGCTCTGGCCGGAGGGCAAACAAAAGGCGGGATCGCTCCCGCCTGTGTTTGGCATGTATTATCAG